TTCGCAAATGCTTCAGTTAAACCTGAGGGTTCTGGCGTAAGTTTCGACAATGCACAAGAAACTTTTACAGCTAGATACACTCACGAGACTGTTGCACTTGCATTCGCGATCACTGAAGAAGCGATCGAGGATAATCTGTATGACAGACTTGCGTCTAGATATACAAAAGCACTTGCTAGATCTATGGCGAACACTAAACAAGTTAAGTCAGTGGTACCTTTAATTCAAGGTTTACCAACTAACAATAACTTCAATTCAGGTGACGGTGTTAGTTTATTTAACACATCTCACCCTACAATTGCAGGGACAGTAGCTAATACTTTAGCAGTACAAGCTGACTTAAATGAAACATCACTAGAGCAATCTTTAATCGACATTGCTGCAATGACAGACGAAAGAGGTCTGAAAATTGCTGCAAGAGGTGTTAAAATGATTGTACCTAGTGAAAACCAGTTTAATGCTGAAAGACTTATGAAGTCTCAAGGTAGAACTGGAACTGCAGATAATGACATTAACGCTATTGCGTCAATGGGAATGGTTCCTCAAGGTTACAGAGTGAACAATTTCTTAACTGACCCAGATGCGTTCTACATCATTACTGACGTGCCAAATGGTATGAAGTACTTTGACAGAGCGCCGATTAAAACGGCTATGGAAGGTGACTTTGATACTGGTAACGTAAGATACAAAGCTAGAGAAAGATACTCTTTTGGAGTTTCTGACTATAGAGGTATCTTCGGTGTTGAAGGTGTTTAATCACTAATTAGAATATTTGAGGCGGACATAGTTCCGCCTCATTTAGAAAGTAAGATAACAAATCCATGAAAAAATTTACAATTACAATATTCGCTTACGATCATTACGCAAAATTTGAAGTATCATCTAATGATGATGCAGTTTCCCTTGAACAGGCCATAGTTGACAAACTAGGACAAAATGTTATAAAATGGGAAAATGTCGGAGACAAAATGTTTGGATCTGACAAGTATAGAATAACTTATGAGGAAGTTATATATGACGATGCAACCACACATCCAGGATCTTTACAAAAAGAAAAAATCTCTGGATCTCAAATGGGAGCAAGAACATCTTAACGAGGGTAGATATACTCTTGATATGGTGAGGATAGACGACGAAGTAAAAAAGATTGTTTTACATATTAAATCTGCAGAAGCAAAAGAAGCTCATTTGCAGAATAAAGTCGATGCTACCGCTCCTACAGTTTCTGTAGCTACTTAATAAAAAGCTACATCGTTGGAAAAATCCACTCCACACTACAGGCTCTCTTGCACTCTACTAAAAAGTAGTGTATAAAATTATCACTATACATATATTAATTTTCTACATAGACGCAGTATAGTCGACGGCCTAGAGACTATGTGGAATTAACTAGGAGAACAATCATGGCTAATACAACCTTTTCAGGACCGGTCATTTCTAAAAATGGCTTTATAGGTTTTGGACCCGGAATGTCAGTTAATATTAATTCTACAGGCTTAGGTGCTCAAGGATTAAATTTAACTGTAAACGATCACGCAGGCAGACTTTTAATATCACAAGATGCAGATGGTATTTATACTTTACCAAGTATTAATACTAATGCTAATGGTGTTACTGCAGGTGCTACTGACTACAACAACTTGAATAACATTGGTGCAACTTTCACTTTTTACATTGATACACTTGCAACTGATGTTCAAATTCAAACAGATGGTGTGGATAAATTTACAGGAGCAGCTATGATCGCTGTAGATGATGGAGCTAAAAAAGCTTTCTTTCCAGCAGCATCAAATGATGTGCTTTCTATGAATGGAACAACTACAGGTGGGATTGTTGGTTCTGTAATTCAAATTACAGCACTAGAATCTGCTCAGTATTTGGTACACAATACTTTGATCCTTGGATCAGGAACTATTGTTACTCCATTTAGCGATACGTAATAAATAATTAATTTGTGTGAGTCTTCGGACTCACACAAGTTTTAAGGAGAATTAAATATGAGATCAGATGTAAAAGCGATTCAGATAACAGCAACAGGTCAAGTGTTTGGTGGAAGAACAAGACTAAGAGGAATTATTCTTTCTAACACAACAACTACTACTGATACAGGATCAATAACTTTACAAGATATCAGCGGAACTCAATTTACTGCAGAGGTTCCTCCAGGAGATGTTTTTACTTTTAATATGCCTGAAGATGGAATTTTATTTAAATCTGGAATGACTTGTAGTGCTATCACTAGTGCTAAATCAACCGTGTTAATAGATAAGTAAGGAGACAAAATGGATTCAGATCAGAAGACATTAAACATGACAACAGTAGGAGCTGACACTCTTGCAAGAGCAGGTAGAGCTAGAATTACTTCTATTCAGGGATTAGGTATAGCATCATCTACAATTATTTTTTATGATTCAGCAGATGCAAGTACGCCAGGAACAGCAGTAGCTACTTATAAATATGGAACTGAAGGATTAGAAGTTTATGTTCCAGGTTCAGGTATTAAATTTGAAAATGGTATTGTTTATAATTTAGCAGGAGCAGGTGGAAGCATTACAGTAACTATAACAGGAGCTTAATGGCAACTTCAGGAACTACAGTCTTTGAAAAAAATTTTGCTATCGATGATATAATCACCGAAGCTTATGAAAGATTAGGACGTTTTGATTATTCAGGTAATGATATAAAATCTGCAAGACGTTCTTTAAATATAATGTTTCAAGAATGGGCAAACAGAGGTTTGCATTTTTGGGAAGTTGGAAATAATGATATCACATTAGTTAATGGTCAAGCTGTCTATACAATGTATAGATCAACGTCTGATGGAACTTCAGATGCAACAGCAGTGTATGGTGTTGATGATATATTAGAAGCTGTTTATAGAAACTCTTCTTCAACTGATTTTCCATTAACAAAAATAAATAGATCTGCATATCAAGGTCTTTCAAATAAAACAAATACAGGAACTCCTACACAATATTTTGTACAAAGATTTATTGATAAAGTAACTATTACTTTATACTTAACTCCAGGTGCCTCTGAAGCCGGAAACAAACTTAATTATTATTATGTAAAAAGAATTCAAGATGCAGGAGCTTATACTAATGAAGCTGATGTACCTTATAGATTTGTACCATGTATGTGTGCAGGTTTAGCTTATTATCTTTCTCAAAAAGTAAAACCAGAACTTACACAACAAATGAAATTATTATATGAAGATGAATTAAAAAGAGCATTAGAAGAAGATGGTTCACCTTCAAGTTCTTTTATAACTCCAAAAACTTATTATCCAAATGTCTAATTTATCTAGAGGAAAATACGCACAATTTATATCTGATCGTTCTGGTCAAGCATTTCCATATACGGAAATGGTTATTGAATGGAATGGTGCACGTGTACATACATCAGAGTTTGAAGCAAAACATCCACAACTAGATCCAAAACCAACTACTGCAGATGGACAAGGTTTAAGAAATGCAAGACCACAAACTTTTACACTTGCTTCTGGTGGCGGTGGTGGAATAGCTGTAGATTTAACCTTGCCAGCACCATTTTCTTTTAGTACAAATCCTAATAGTATGGTTCCTGAAAATGGAAGTGAGATTAATATAAAAAGGGAAGCACAAATTAATTTAGGAACAGTGACGGTAACAACATAATGACATACGCAGAATTAGTACAAAAAATTAGAGATTACACAGAAGTAGATGCAAATGTTTTAACATCTACTATTGTAGATGGATTTATATCTGATGCAGAATTTAGAATTTTAAGAGATGTAGATTCTGATAACAATAGAAGATATGCTACAGCTTCATTAGTAGCTGATCAAAGATTTATTGATACACCAGAGAATTTATTGGTTGTTAGATCTGCACAAATAGTAAATGGTGGATCAGGTAGTACTAGAAACTTCTTAGAATATAGAGACACAAGTTTTATGTCAGAATATAATTCTACAGGTGCTACAGGAGAGCCAAAATATTACAGTATGTGGGACCAAGATACAATAGTTTTAGCTCCTATACCAGGCTCTTCATATCAAATTCAATTAAATTATATCTTGAAAGATCCAGGTTTATCAAGTACAAATACTACTACATATTTAAGTCAAAATTTTCCCAACGGCTTACTATATGCATGCTTAGTTGAAGCATTTAGTTTCTTAAAGGGGCCAAATGATCTCTTGCAATTATATGAAGGAAAGTATAAACAAGTAGTTGAAGGCTTCTCTATAGAACAAATGGGAAGACGAAGACGAGATGAATATCAATCAGGTGTTCCTCGAGTCGGTGGAAAATAATAATAAGGAGATAAAACTATGGCTATAACACAAGCACTTGCTAATTCTTTTAAAAAAGAATTATTAGAAGCTGAACACAACTTTAAGCAAACTGGTGGTGACAAGTTTAAAATCGCTCTTTATACTTCTTCAGCAACTCTAAACTCAGCAACTACTTCATTCACAACTACAAACGAAGTTGCGAACACAGGTACTTACGCATCAGGTGGTGATCCATTAGCAGGTCAAAATACTTCAATTGCATCAGGTGTTGCAATTGTAGACTTTGCAGATT